ACTTACCAATGAAAATATATTATAATTTAGAATTAAATAATACAATTCAATTAGGGCAAAACAATTATTGGATTAATTCAATGACTACTGATTTAACAACTGGTAAAACAAAGTTTGAATTACTTAATAAATTAGATGCTGAACCTCAACCAATATAATATGATTAAAAATATAATAGACTTATTACAAGTAGTAAACGGAGAAACGGAAAACATAAGAATAGCACAAGGGAAAAATGCTTTGCCTAAAACCTTAAAACAAGGTATAAAACAAATTAAAAGAACAGTAAAATGGCAATAGAAAAAGAATACACTTTAAAATTATCTACAAAACAAGCACAAGAAAATGTAGATGAATTAAATAAATCATTAGAAGCACAAACCGATTTAATAGATGATATTGAAAAGGAAATACGTGAATATGAAAAGCAGTTAAAGAAAACATCTAAAAAAGATTTAGCAGCACGTAAAAGTGTTAATGATAAAATAAAAGAAACTAAAGAAAGGTTAAAAGATGAAAAGGTTGCTTTAAAAGATGTAACCAAAGAACAGAAAAAAGCAAACCAAACTTTAAAAGAAGCAACTGATAATCAAGTAGAATATAGTGGTGTATTAGGGTTAGTAGATAATCAATTAGGAGGTGCTATTAGTAAGATGACTGGTATAACTAAAGCAGTTGGTGGTGCTACCAAAGGTTTTAAGTTAATGAGAATTGCTATTATTGGTACTGGTATTGGTGCTTTAGTAATTGCTTTAACATCATTAGGTGCAGCATTTACTGCTTCAGAGGAGGGGCAAAATAAGTTTACTAAAATGATGAACAGTATCAGCGTTGTTACTGGTAATGTTGTTGATATATTAGCTAATTTAGGAGAGGGTATATTTGCTATTGGTAAAGCACTGGTTAAATTGGCAAGTGGAGATTTAGCTGGAGCAAGTGCTGCTTGGGGAGAAATGAAAGAAAACATAAATGAGGTAACAGATGGCATAAAAAACTTTGGAGAAGAAACACAAAAGGAAATAGGTGTAATGAATAAGTTATCAGATGCAAGAGCATATGCTGATAAGTTAGAAAGAAAGTTAATAATTGAAAGGGCAGAAGCAGATAGAAAACGTGCTGATTTATTAGAAAAAGCAGTTGATAAGGAAAAATACAATTTACAAGAAAGAATTGGGTTTTTAAATGAAGCTGCACAAGTTGAAGAAGATATTACCAATAAAGAAATTGAAGCAGCAAGAATAAGATTTGAAACAAAGGCTGAACAAAATAAATTAAGTAAATCAACTAAAGAAGATTTAGATGAGGAAGCAGAGTTACAAGCAAGGTTAATTGAATTAGAAACTGCTAAATTAAGAAAAGCAAAATTAGTTACAACACAAATAAGTGCTTTAAGAAAAGAAGCAAGAGCAGAACAAAAAGCAGCTGATGATGAAGAAAAGAAAAAAATAGAAGAAGAAATTCAATTAGCAGCATCTAATGAAGAAAAAAGACTTGCAGCTATAAAGGCAATTACTGATAAATATAAATTAGAAGAACAAAAAACAGAAGTAGAAAAACTTGAAATTGAAAAAGAAAAAAGGTTAAAAGAGTTAGATGACCTTAATGCACATTTTATTCAAAAGGCAGCAATAGCTAAATTTTATGATGAAAAAATATCAGCAGAAAAAGATAAAATTAATATAACATCAACAGATAATTCCATTAAATTTTCTGAATTAGAAACAGAAGCAAAATTACAAATAGTTGGTAATATGCTATCTCAATCAGCAACTTTAGTAGATGAACAAAGTGCTGCTGGAAAAGCAATAGCAATAGCAACTACTGGTATTAATACTACTATGGGTGTAATGCAAGCCATAGCAAATCTACCACCACCAGTTTCATATATAGCAGCTGGAATATCGGGGGCAATGGGGTTAATGAATGTTCAAAAAATAATAAGCACACCAATACCAAGTGCATCGGGTAGAGGAAATATTGGAGGGGGTGGCTCTACTCCATCAATGGCATCAATACCATCAGCACCACCATCTTTTAATGTTGTGGGAACAAGTGGCACAAACCAATTAGCAGATGCAATAGGAGGACAAGAACAACAACCAGTACAAGCATTTGTTGTTGCAAGTGATGTATCTACTGCTCAAGAATTAGATAGAAACATTATTGAGGGTGCAAGTATAGGATAAATGCAAAATTAAATTTTAAAAACGTTATATAATTATGAAAATAATAGAACTTATTTTAGATGAGGAACAAGAGGAAGCTGGGATAGAAGCAATATCAATTGTAGAAAGTCCAGCCATTGAATCAGATTTTGTTGCCTTAAAAGACCAAGAAATAAAATTAGCAGAAGTAGATTCTGATAAAAAAATATTAATGGGTGCTTTGTTAATACCAAACAAGCCTATTTATAGAAATGGAGATGAGGGGGAATATTATATATATTTTTCTAAAGATACAGTTTGTAAAGCATCACAAATGTATTTAAAAAATGGTTACCAAAACAATTCTACATTAGAACATTCAAAAGTATTAGAGGGTTTAACTTTAGTTGAAAGCTGGTTAGTAGAAGATGAGGTACACGATAAATCAAGAAAGTATGGTTTAAATGTACCAGTAGGAACTTGGATGGGTGCAGTAAAAGTTAATAATGATAAAATATGGGATGAATATGTTAAAACCAAAAAAGTTAAAGGGTTCAGTATCGAGGGATACTTCGCAGACAAGATGGAACAAAGTAAAGATGTGGCTAAAGAAGATATGGAGGAAAATATTTCCAAAGAAATAATTGACAAAATAAAAAATATCCTAACATCTTAATATGAAGCAAAATAATAAAACTTATATATCAAGTAGAACATCTCCTAAAGGTAGTTCTCGTGCTTGCTTATGTTGGGATACTAACACTTATTCAATCAGTTGTTGTGATGGTTCTATGAGGGCACAAGGCATAGGTGTAATAACAAGAACAGACTGAAAATGCAAAATATAAATTAATAATCGTTATATATATAATTATGAAACAAATTGAAATGTTAAACCAAATTAAAACACTTCTAAATATCGAGGTAAAACTTGAGGAAATGAAGTTAGAAAACGGTACTATTGTATCTGCTGAATCTTTTGAAAAAGGTAAAGAATTGTTTATTGTTACTGATGATGAAAAAGTAGCAATGCCAGTTGGGGAATACTTATTGGAAGATGGTAGATTAGTAGTAGTTGAAGAAGAAGGTATTATTGCAGATGTAAGAGAAGTATCTGATGAAGTACCAGCTAAAGAAACTGAAGATGGAGAAGAAATAACTTCAGATTTAAAAGAAGAAGAAGAAATGGCAGATGTTGCAGATTGGGAGGGTATGGAAAAAAGAATCCAAAACCTTGAAGATGCTATTGCTGATTTAAAAGCTGATAAAAAAGATAAAATGGAAGATGTTCAAGAAGAAGAAATGTCTGAAGAATCTCAACCATTAAAATCAAGAACAGTAAAAGAAGAATTTTCTGAAGAAGTAAAAGAAGAACTTTCTGAAGCAGCAGCTAAACCAATCAAGCACAACCCAGAGGGAGAAGTAAAACAAAAAAGAAATGTTGAATTTGCTAAAGGTAAGTTTAACACAACATTAGATAGAGTATTAAATAAATTAAATAAATAAAATAAAAATGGCAAATTTAAGAAAAACAAATCTTGCAACTACTGTAACAGTAACTTCTACCTATGCTGGGGAATTTGCTGGAGAGTATATCGCAGCAGCTTTACTTTCAGCATCAACTATCAATGATGGTGGACTAACAGTAAAAGCAAACATTAGTTACAAAGAAGTAATTAAAAAATTAGCAACTGGTTCTATCGTAACTGCTGCTGGGTGTGATTTTGCACCAACATCTTCTGTAACATTAACAGAAAGAATTATTGAACCAAAAGAACTACAAGTAAACTTACAACTTTGTAAAAAATCATTTGTTGATGATTGGGAAAGCCAGTCTATGGGATTCGGTTTAGGTCAAACTTTACCTCCTAAATTTTCTGACTTTATGATTGCTCACGTAGCAGCAGAGGTTGCACAGAATACAGAATTATGTATTTGGCAAGGAAATACTGCAGCAAGTTCTAACAATTCATTTGATGGATTTGAAAAAATAATTTTAGCAGCAGCAAGTAGTATTCCAGCAGCACAAAAAATTACTAAAACTACATTAACTGCAGCAAACATTATTGCTGAACTTTCTAAAGTAGTAAATGCTATTCCAGGTTCACTTTATGGAAAAGAAGATTTGTTTATCTACATCGGTTCTAAAGCAGCTAAACTATATGTTCAAGCATTAGGTGGTTTTGCAGCAAGTGGATTAGGTGCAAATGGTGTTAACAATATGGGAACGCAATGGTGGAACAACGGATCACTAACTGTTAATGGTGTTAAGATTTTTGTATGTCCTGGTATGTCAGACAACAAAATGTATGCAGC